TTGACCATGACGGTGGCATCGCCGGACGCCGCGGCCTTCACGGCCACGCCGAGCGGTTTGTTGGTGTTGGTCTTGTCGACCTCGGCGGCGGCGTTGTCCCAGTAAACCGTGTCGCCCTGCGCGACGACCAGCGACGCCTGCTTGGCCAGCGAGAAGACACCGCGCGTGGCGATGACCACCTGCGCGCCGTTGGCCGCGGCGTTCACTGCGACGCCGATGATGGCCCCGACGAGCACGACGCCGCCCGAAGCGACGGCGGCGGGGGCGGTGACGGTGAGCCGGTCACCGTCGAAGTTTGCATTGCGCATTTTGCGCTCCTGTCATGGATGGGCCGGATGGATGGGTCAGGCAGGAACCGCCCGCGCCAAGTCAGGCGCGGGCGGCGCAGGTCACGCGCCGCCGTTCTTGTAAAACGTGCGGTGATCGAGGGGCGCAACCGCCGCATCCATCCGCACCTTGAGCTTCACGCCATCGGTCGACCAAGCCTCGGCCTCCTCGATGTACGGCTCGGACTGGCCGTTGAGGTAGCTGACCTCGATGCCGTCGTGGACCGACCCGTCCGCCGCGAGATACCAGGCGGTGCCGGTCAGGCGCCCGTCGGAGATCACCTCGGCCATCCCGGCGACCGGGTTGGTGGCCATGCCGCGCGATGCGGTCGGATCGACCGGGGACGACATCAACTGCATGGCGAGGCGCTTTTGCGCGGCGGGCACCAGCAGATATTTCGGCATGATGTTCAGCGCCTGCCCGGTGCTGGATGCCCCGGTCTCCTCGGTCTGCAGCATCATCGCGGCCTCGGCGGCGGACAGCGACGCGACGCTGATCGCAGCGCCGGACCCGGCGAGGTTCTTGTGCGTGGCATGGAACAGCGCGACGCCGTCGGCCAGGTCGGGATTGCCGTTCAGCACCGCATAGACCAGATTGCCGATCGTCCGCTTGGCGGCCCGGCCCATCTTGCGCGGCAGGCCCGCCAGCAGCTGCAGATCGTCGTTGATGATCGCTTGGCGGGTGATCCGCAGCTCCTTGCCGTAGGTCGCGAGGGTGACGGTCTCGCCACGCTCGCCCGCGGTGCCCTGCGAATATTCGCCGCCCTCCTCGATCAGATCGAGGGCGCTGAAGTTGCCGAGGCCGACCCGCTTGGTCGCCTTGAAGTCGGTCAGGGTGCCGGTGCTGGTCCAGAGATCGAAGGTCTCCTCGGCCTCCTCCCAGCCCAGCAGCGCCGCCTTGCCCATGATGTTCGACAGGATCAGGGCGAAATCGCTGGTCCCGTGCGAGCCGGACTGGACGAACGCGGCGCCGACCATCTGGCGCGGGTCCGAAAATGCCGTCCCGGCGCCGGCCACGGTCAGCGACTGGCGCGCGAGCTCGCGCAGGGTCAGGCCGGTGAACTCGTTGCGCTCGCCGCCCGTGATGCCCGCGCGGGTCAGCAGGCCAGCCGTCGCGCCCTGCACGAACCGCTCGGTCGCGTCCTGCGTGACCGAGGCTGATGCCCCGCCGACGCCGCGGGTGGCGGCCTGCCCCTGCGCCGCGAACGCCTCGAGCGCACGCAGCCGGAACTCGTTCACCGTGATGCCATCCGCCACGGCCTGCGTGATCAGCGCCTCGGACGCCATCACCAAGGGCGCGGCGGCGCGGATCGCGGACTGGCGCGTGCGCTCGGTCTCGGCGCCCTGAAGCCGGATCGCCTCGATGTCGACGGGCGGCGCCGGGGCCGGGAGCGGGGCCGGGGCCGACTGCGCGATGATTGCGGCGGGGGGGACGGCGACCTCGAGGGGCGCGGCCGGGGGAGTGTTCTGGGGCATTTCAGCCTCCTGTGCATGATGAATTACGGCAGTGCAGGTCGGCGCGTCGCCCGCCTGCGTTCGGGCGCCGGGATCGGCCCCGAACGGCACCATCGAGATCTCGACGGGCTCCCATTTCGTGAGGCGCCACAGCTCCTCGCCGGGCCGCTCCGGGTCCATGACGACCTGCGCCTCATGCACCCGGAACCCCATCGAGACGTTCCGAAGCACGCCCTCGCGCACTTTGGACCAGATCGCCTCAACCTCGGGCGCCGTGCTGAAGCGCAAAGTCGCCACGCCGACGCCCTGATCGATCCGCGCCCGCTCGACCACGCCGATGACCGACCGCAGCGAATAGCCGTCATGGTTGTCGAGCACCGGCGCGCCGTCGTTGAGCGCGCCCAGCATCGCGGCCCCGTCCTCGAGCACGACCTGCGTCATCACGCGGCGCATGCGGCCCTCGGAATCGGGCATCGAATGCTCGACGCGCGCGCCGGTCGAAAAGATCACCTCGACGGTGCGCGCGGCCTCATCCACCGTTCCGATCCGGCTGGCCTGCGCCAGCACTGGGATCTGCATTGTGAAATCACGGGGCATCGCCGCCCTCCTTCAGGGTGAAGTCGACCGAGAATTGCAGCTTCGCCTCACGGGCCTTGCGCTGCCATTCGGCGTTCTCGCTCAGCACATCGTCAGGATCGAGCCCGCGGCGCTCCATGATGTCCTGCATCGACCCCACGCCGGCGCGCGCGCCCTCGAGGGCGGCGGCCATGTCCTTGCTGGGGTCCACCCAAGGCCGCTCGGGCCGCGTGAACTTGGCGCGCGGGCGGCGCTCGATGTCGCCGTTCGCCACCGCCGCATCCATCACCCGGCGCCACGCGGGCCGCCCGGTCTGATGGATCATCAGATCGTCCTGCCAGCTGTCGATCAGCCGGTTGAACTCAAGCCGTCCTTCGCGCATCGAGCTGTAGCTGGCCCCGCTCATATCCCCGGTCAGCTGGGCATAGGTGACGCCGATGCCCGCCGCGACCGCGTGCAAACGCTCCGCCATGTGCGGCACCAGATCGCCCGAGCTGGTCGGTTGGTTGAATTTCGCGTCCCAGCCCGGGGGGGCGCTGACGATCATGCCGGGCCGCAGCCGCTCCACCGCGGCGCCCGAGCTGTCGGTCACCACGGCGCCCGCATCATCCTTCGCGCCGTCCAGCCCCGCGGACCCGAGCCCGCCCATCGGCGCGCCTTCGGCATTGGTCAGCACCATCGCCAGGCACGCCTCGATCTTCTTCTTGACCACCGTCGCCTCGGCCAGATCGCCCAGGTCGCGGATCGTCAGCGCGACAGGTGCGAACCAGCTGATGCCGCGCACCTGACCGGGGCGCAGCATCTCGAACGCGTGGTCGACATATTCGGCAGGCACGCGGCGCGAGGTCAGGCGCGACATCACCCGGAACCGCTCGCCGGGGTGAGTCTCATGCAGCCAATAAGCGATGCGCTGCCCGAGGGCGTCGAACTCCACCCCCTGCACGATGCGCCGCCCGTCGCGGTATTCCTCATTGCGCAAATGGTCGAGATGATCGCCCTCGACCACGCTGCAGCGCCAGAACAGCCGGCCCTGATCGGTCGTCGGCGTCCAGATCCGCAGCGCCTCGCCGCCCTCGGCCACCGCGCGGATCAGCAGACGCTGCTGGCCGTACCAATCGGTGCGCCCGTCCGGGTCGCAATTCTCGGTGAACCGCTGCCACTGGTCGCGCGCCGCGCGCTTCTCGCGGGTCGTGGCATCGGTGTCCGGCGCATCGGCCCCCAAGTCAGGGCGCGGGCGCAGGCCTGTGCCCGCGATGTGCGAGGCCAGCACCCGCAGCGCGCGGTTGGCGTGCGGGTTGTTGCGTGCCAGCTCGCGCGCGCCGCCGCGCAGGATCTGCAGCGCGGCCTGCGCCTCGCTGTTCTGGCTGGTCGCAGGGCGGCGCCAGCCGGACATGCGCCCGCCGACCGATGCCGCGTCGTAAGATTGCACGATGCGCGTCTGCGCCTGCGCTTGGCTGAGGCGCAGACGCGATTCGGCGCGCTCCGCCGCAAGGCGCGGCGCGAGGGCTGCGAGGATGCCATCAATCACGGAAGAACCCCGCCACGCTGACAACGACGCCGGTTGTCGCGCCGCCCGCCTCGCGGGCCGCCTTGGCTTGGAAATAGGCCAGCGCCTGCGTCAGCTCGGCGGTCGAGCGGAACGTCACCGCGCTGTCCTCATAGCGCACCGTCAGCTCGCCTGACGCGAGCGCGGTTTCCAGCGCATCGATCCGCTCCGCCGTGGTCATGTCCAGATGTCCTCTCGGCCAGATCCAAGCCAGTCGTCGCCAGACCCGCGCGGGGTCTTCGCAGCCGCGGCTCGGGGGGCGGTCTTGGCCTCGGCCTTGGCCGGGGCGGTGGGTCTGATCTCAACCGCGAACAGGTCGGGCTGGCGTGTGGCGGCATCAGGCGCTGGCGCGCCCCTCTCGGCCCGCAACGCCGCCCATGCGTCGGGTCGCATCTGATCGAGGCGCAGATGATAGGCCAGCGCGCGGGCGTAGCCTGCGATGTCCAGCGCCTCGTTCGCCCTGCCGGCCAGCTTGACCCAGCGCTGCACCGAGACGCCGGATCGGCTCTCGACCCGCTCCAAATGCTCGCTGGTCAGCTGCTCGGCGTAGGCCAGCGGCATGTCGCCGGGCAGGATCATCGCGCCCGGCGCCATCGCCCCATCGCCATCCGGTCCCGCGATGGTCTTGCGGATCGCGGCATAGAGGTCAGACTTCAGCGCGAACGTGCCGACCGGCCAGATCATCGCGCCGCCTGCGATGCGCTTGCCGTTTAATTTCACATCCACGCGCTTTGGCTGGCCGATGAACGGCTCGATGCGCTTGGCCCGGCCATCAACCGCGAAGATGCCACCGCGCCCGCGGCTGTAGTTGTAGACATGCTGCGACGCGAAGCCTGAATCGACCGCCCATGCCTCCACCCCCTGCGGGGTTGATCCACCCGCTGAATAGCTGCGTGTGGTGATCATCCGGTCGTGCTCGGCCCAGGTCTCCAGGTCGTGCGGGTCGCCCTCGATCACGCCCCAGTCGACCAGCCAGCGGGTCATCCCCTCGGACCAGCCCCAGACCGCCCACTCGAGACGGTTGCCCTGCACGTCCGTCGCGCCGGTGTAGACCAGCGGGCCGACCGGCGGTGCGCCGCGGCTCCACCCGATCAGGCGCTGCTTGTGCAGCAGCTCGGCGTCAGGCGCGTCGCCCTTGTCCTCATAGGCCTCGCCCAGCACCTGCTGGATGAACACCCGTTCCTTCTCCGGGCGGCCCTTCGCGTCCAGATGCTCGGCCACGATGCTGTCCCAAGTGCTGAACAGGCTGTACGCCTTCCAAACGTGGAACCCGCGGATGCGGCTCGGATGCACCCGGCCTTGCCAGCGCGCCAGATCGTCGGGGGCGAACCACTCGCCCGGGCCGTCTTCGCCCTCGCGCATCGCCGTGGCGATCCAGACGCCCGCCGCCATCATGGCGGGCTTGTCCAGATGCTCGATCACGCAGCCCTGCGCCGCGCATTCAAACCATGCGCGGTGCGGCCATGCTTCGCTGTCCCAGCGCAGTCGATCGAAGCTCAGCGCTTGGAACGCCCCGCAATGCGGACAGGGGACATAGCGGCGGCGCTTGTCGCTCGCCTCGAAATCATTGGTGATGCGGCAGGCTCCGAGGATCGACGGCGTCGACACCCAAAGCCGCTTGCGGTCCCGCTCATATGTCTCGGTGCGCTTCTTCAGCTGGCCGACCGGATCGCCGCGCTCGCCTGCCTCCGCCGGCCACTCGCTGACCTCATCCCCGATCGTGTATTGCGCGGTCAGCATCTGCAGACCCTTGGACGAGCCGGCGAATGTGATCTGCGCGAACCCGCCGCGGAACTTCTTGAACGCGGCCGTGCTGCCCCGCTCGCTGCGGTCGGTGACCTCGAGGACCGCGCGGCGCAGCGCCGGGGTCTCGTCGATGGCCGGCTGCAGCTTGGTGCGCACGTATTTCTTGCTCTCGTCGTGAGACGGCAGCACCAGGATCATCGGCCCCGGCTGCGCCGCGACGATGTAGCCGAACCAGTTGATGCCGACCTCGGTCTTGCCGACCTGCGCGCTGGCGACCACCACCACATCCTCGGCAGGATCGGCGGGGCCCAGGGCATCCATGATCTCGACCAGGTGCGGCGCGCGCTCATTGCGCCAGGGGCCGGGGTGGCGCGATCCGCTTTCCGCAGACACGATCCGATTCGCCGCGGCCCAAGCGGAGACCGAGAGCTGCGCGCGCGGCGCGAAGGCGCGCGCCATGGCGCCGAAGACGGTGGCGCGCGCCGGGGCGCAGGCGCCCAGAACCTCAAGCTGCGGCATCGGTCTGCGCTGGCTCCACTGCGGCGATCAACTTGGAGGTGCCCGCCTGCAGGACCCGGCGCACCAGATCGTCCAGCGCGCGCTCCATCTCTCGGGGATCGGTGATGGCGGCAAGCCGTTCCGCCTGGTCGCGGCAGATCTGGGTCGCCGATTGCTTGAGGGTCTCGGCGGCCTCGGCGACCGCAGCCTCCACATCGCGGCGGCGCAGGGTCAGCCCCAGCCGCTCGGCCAGATCCAGCTCGGCGTCATCGGCGCGGGCCCGCTCATAGCGCGACTTGTGATCATTGATGGTCGGGATCACCGGGGCGTCCGAAGCAACCGCCGGGCGCGCGGCCTCGAGCGCGGGCCCGCGGGTCTGCAAGCGGGGATCGATGACGGCGGCGCGGTGAGCTTGCAGATCGGCGACGCAGACCAGCCCATCAGGATCGAGAAGGGCAGGGTTCTTGGCCAGCCATCGGCTGATCGTGGACTTGTTCACGCCAAGTTCGCGCGCCGCATCCACGGGCCTAAGCCGTTGCATCGTCTCCACAAAAGCGCAACCAGTTGCACCCTTTCAAAATGGCGATACTGCAAAACTTAAATGCTATGCCGCACCGTATATAGGATTGCCCAGAAGGGACCCGCGCCATTCTGCCCAGCCTTGGCGTCATGGCATTGCGAAACGCACGGAAGGGGCGCATTTTGCCCCGTTTCCGCGCGTTTTCGGTGGTTTTTTCACGCTTCGCACTCGCCGGGACCGCGCCCCTATCGGATGGCGGTCCTTGCTGGGGCTGTTCGCGGCTCGGGTGGCATCCACCTGCCGACGGCTCAACAGCGAGTTGCATAACCTCTCACGCCGCAACAAGCCTGTCAACATCCACATCCACCTCACGGGTCGACCCCAGCATCTGCATCACAACGCGCGCCACGTCGCCTCGCAGACCCGCCACCTCGACCACCCGGCCATCCAGCGGCGTGCGCGTGCCGACGATCTCCACCCGCGAGCCGATGGCGAACTCCCGCCCCGTCCGCATCGCCCGCTGATGCTCAGGCGCGCTGAACGCGCCCGCCGCCGCGCGCCGGCAGAACGCCGCCAGCTGGCCCACCGCCAGCCGCGTCGGCAGACCCCCGACCCCGAGCACGCCCGACACATGGCGCACCCCCAGCACGCACGTCCACAACCCCGCATCAGGCAGCCCCACGAACGCATAGCCGGCCAGCACCGGGAAGGTCATCGCCACCTTGGTGCGCGCCACCCGTGAGCGGCGGCGGTACTCTATCCGCAGCGGCACCGCACAGGGCACGCCCAGAGAGCCAAGGCGCGACGCAGCCAGCCGCTCCGCCCCCGGCTGGACCCGCAGCGCGAACCACGGCAGATCCCGCCAGGCCTCAGGGAAATCATCGCTGCGCACGAGAGACGCCCCTGCACAGGCTGCCGAAGGCTTCAGGGAGGTTGGGGATAGTTTTTCTCTATTCACAATATATTCCTTATATAAGGGACATAACGCAGATACGGATATGCACAATCGAACTGTCCCTATCCTCCCCGCCTCCCCGCGCCCTCTGATTTCGCTCATCTTTTCGGGGTCGACGGCGGGGAGGATGCGGGGAGGACGGGGAGCCATCGAAGGGCCGCGCCACGCCCCGTCCGCGCCCCGAGCGCAAAGCGGGGAGGCTTTGCATCCCCGCCGGGGAGGGTTCGAGCAGCCATGACCCCCGAGCCTCCCCAGCCATCACCGCAGCGGGGCCCATCACTCGCCACCCCCGGTCATGACGCTGTGGACCATGTCGAAGACGTGATCCGTCTTCGACCAATCGAGGTGATGCCAGACGTTCACGCCGTTGCGCTTGGTCCGGTTCAGCCCCTTGCCGATCAGCGTCTTGCCGAACTTGGTGATGCCGTAGGGCTTCACGCCGTTGCCTTCGCACCAGCGCTCGAACACCTTGTGCATGTCGCTTGACTGGATGACCGTCGCGGGCTCAGGCACCGTGCACTCGGCCAGGAACTCCCCGATCGGGTCGGCCAGCGCGCGCTGCGTGGCTTTGATCTGGTTCGCTTCCTCCGGCGGGTTGAGGCCGTCACGCTGCAGCGACACCCAGCCCTGCATCATCCAGTTGAGGATGCCCGCCGCCTCGCGCTCGAGGATGGCGGCGAAGACGTCATCCGACACCCGCCGCTCGGGCGGCAGCTCATGCAGCGCCACCTTGAACGGGACGAACGTCAGCCGCCGCCACATGCCTTCGGACACGTCGCTGATGCGCGGCACGTCATTGAACGACAGCAGCGGCACGCCGTTGGGCAGCCACTCGAACGGCGCCTTGCCCTTGGCATGGGCCAAGCGCCGCTCGCCGCCGGTGAATCCCTTGACCTTCGATGCCGACAGGGTGGCGTCAGGCTCAGGCTCCGAGCCGAAATATGCCCGCGCGCCCGGCAGGATCGCCTCCTCTGGCGTCGGCCCTTGGCTTGCGGTGCGGGACTCGAGGAACATCTCGATCCGGCAAGCCGCGGCATAGGCGCCCAGGACCTTGCCGATCCCGTTGGCAAAGGCCGACTTGCCGTTGCCGCCCGGCCCCAGCAGCACCAGCGCGACCCGCAGGCTGTTGCGCCCCGACAGCAGGTATCCCGCGATCCGCTGCGCAAAGGCGCGCATCTCAGGATCTGGCAGCGCGGCCTTGAGGAAAGCGTCCCAGCCCGGCGCCTGTGCATCAGGATCGACATCGCAGCCGAGCATGCGGGTCGACAGGCTCTCGCGGCGGTGCGGGCCGAGGCAGGACCGGACGTGATCCGACCATGCCGCGGCATAGCCATCGCTGCACCCATCCACATCGGGCGCGCCAATGGCCAGCCGATCGAGGTCGAGCTCTCCATTGGGCGCGGTGATGCGGAACGGCAGCGGGTCCAGATCGACCACCCGGGCGCGGCAGCGATCGCGCAGCAAGGTCAGCGCGGCGTTGAGGCGAGGCAGCCCGCCGCATGTCTTGGCAAAACCGAAGGCGCCCTTCTTGCGCGCCGCCCGGATCGCCTTGGTCCCCTCCGCCGGATCGGCGCCCTCGTTCTCGGCAAGCCAGGCGTCAAGCTGCGCCCTTGGCACCGGGGCGGACGACAGGGCCGCGGCCTCTTCGATCAACAGGTCGGGCAGCTTGGATGCGACCGTCAGGGCGGCGCTCTCTCCGAACTCCGCTTCCCATATCTTGCTGCTCCATGCGACCCAGCCGAGGCCGGGAACGAACAGAAGCTGATCGCCGAAGGCCATGCGCAGCCGCTCGGCATTGCCGACATCGGTGTGCGGCAGGCGCGCGCGGGTGACCGCATCCTGCACATCTTCAGGCCCGGCGTCGAACGCCCCGAACACGCTGTCCCTCTCCCCGGTCATCGCGCGGCGCCTTCCAGTTGATCGGACCCAGGCCGCGTCTGCGCAGCGAGGTCCGCAAAGTCCATGTCGCGATCCCAGCGACCGCCAGGCAGCCGGTGAGAGCATTGGCGCAGATCGCCATTCGGGCGCTGGCGGTGGCGCAGCACGGCGCGCCGGGTCAGCAGCTCGGCGGACAGCGGGTCCTTGGCCGAGCCCTCGGCCAAGATCACCAACTGCTCGACCGCATCCGGGGCCGCCCATGCCGCGCTGTCGCGATCGGGCCAAGGCGATGGCGCGGGGCGTCCCGTGTGCGGGTTGTGCCGCGGGCTTTCATCGACCACGCCCCCGCCGGTCAGGGCGTTGCGCGACACCGCCGCCTCCGCCGACCAGATCGGGCCGTCACGGCGCAGCAGCTGCGCCCAGACCGCGAGGGTGGACTCGATGCCCTCGCCGACCACCATCCGCGCGGTGGGCGGGCTGAATTGAATCGGCGCGCCAAAGATGCGCCCCGATCGACCGATGATCCGCTTGTCGAGCTTGTCGCCGTCCGGCCCGCGGGCGCGGCCTGTCTCGGTGATCCAGGTGCGGTGAACCGCACGCATGCGCCGGTCGCGCCCGATCGCCGCGATCATCGCCGGGCCGCGGTGGATCACCAGCGCGCGGCCGCCAACCTGATGGTAATAGGGCAGATCGGGGTGATACCGCAGGCACGGCGGCCACCCCCCCAGCGCTGCGAGCATGCCGTCGACATCGATCCCGCGCGCCTCGAGGTATCCGTGCAGCACCGGGCCCGGCGTGCGCGCCTCGCCCCAGACCCGAAGCGCGGTTTCATAGCGCTGCGCGCCCTCGGCGTCCGTCTCGCGCTCGCGCCGCTCCAACTCGGCGCGCCGGCCCTCGATCCTTGACGCGCGGTCAGCCTCGGCCTCTTGGCTGGCGACGCCGCCGCGCTCGGCCAGCATCTTGGCCGCGACAATGAAATCCACGCCATCGCGGTCCATCACGAACTTGAACAGATCGCCACTGGCCCCGCAGCCGAAGCACTTGTAATAGCCCTCGCGCTCGCGAACGTGGAAAGACGCGGACTTCTCGACATGGAACGGGCACGGCGCCCACCAGTCGCCCCGCGCCGGGGCCGACTTCTTGGCGTCCCAAACCGCGCCGCCAGCTTCGGCCAGGTCGCGCAGGCTCACCGCTTGGCGAATGGCTTCGAGGTCATATCCCATCAGCGGCCACCGAACAGATCGGGCGCGCGCGCATCGCTTGGCGCCTTCGCCCTCGCCTTGCGCGCGATCGGGCCATGGGCGTCGCGCATCGGCGCGCCCTGCGCCTTGTGCGCCGCGCAGGTCCAGACCTGATCGGCGCGAAACGGCGGGCCGAAGCCGAACGCGGCAGAGGCCCCGCACACGGCGCACAGGTGGCCGCCTTGGCCCGCGGCACGCATCAGCCGCGCCCCGCGGGCATGTCGACAGCCAGAACGCCGCCGGCGCGCAGCGCGCGGGTGATCCCGGTGGGGGATGTGTCGAACCGCGCGCACAGCTGCGCCAGCGTCAGCGTGGCCGCCGCTCCGCAGATCGCGGCGTCGCGGGATTTCCCGGCGCGCACCATCTGCGCCGACCGACCCCAGACCACCGAAGGTTGAACCTCGGCGCCGACGCCTCGCGGCACGATGGTCGCGCCGACATTGCGCAGATGCGCGTCGATCAGCGCGCGCTCGGTACGGCTGAGAGGATCAGGCATCGGGCATCTCCACCAAAAAAACGCGCCGGTTGGCGGCCAGCGCCTCGGCGATCTCGACCGCGATGCGGGCGTCATCCGCCCAACCCGGCAGGCACAGCACCGCCAGCACGTCCGATCGGTTGAATATCTGCCGCCCGAATCCGGCGGCGCAGGCGGCATCGGGCCGTGGCAGCGAGACGCCGGCCTCGATCGCGGAGAAGCAATGGCGCGCGGCGATGGCGATGGGGGAGATCGCGCAAACCCCGCGGGCCTGCAGCGCGGCGCCGAACGCCCCGGCGATGGCGATCGCATCGATCGGCGCGGTCAGATCCGGCAGCGTCACGCACACCAGATCCCCGATGCACGCGCGCGCGACGAAATCCACGCCCACGCCCTCGCACAGCAACAGCGCGCCATGTCCCGCCGAAAAAGACCCCGACGCCGCGCATGGCGCCGGGGTGCAGTCGACAGGGAGGTGGTGACCACGCAGCGGCGCAGGCCCTTCGAAGGCGCTCGGCCCCCGAAGTCGAGAGCCGAGGAGCGTCGCCCCCCGGCGATCTGAATGATTGGCGCCGGGCGTCTCGCCCCCGGCTGGCCCCGAAGGGCGCGCGACCATGTCCTGATTGCCGAAGTTCCCTGCGACAGGCGCACCTGCCGCCTCGCACCGTTCGGCTTCACTCTCGGGGCGCGATGGTGACTCCATAGGGGGCGCCCCCCGGTCTGCATCAGGACGGTTCCGCACGGTCGATATGCGGTCGGAAATTCGGTGCGACCCCGATCTTGTGGCGGCAAGGGCGTCGCCCCCGCCGAATGTCGTGGCGGGGCCGGTCATGCCGCACCCCCGCCTTGAAGCTGCGCCGCCAGGG